GTCTTCCAGAAGGATGACGCATCGGTCAAGCTCTCCGTTTCCCACACATACGGGAAGGGACGAGCTCGCCGACTGCTTCGGCTCGATCACGCCAAGGTCGCCGCTGACCCGCTTATGGCGGGTATCAACGTGCGAGCCACCAGCTCAGTTTACATCGTGACTGATTTTCCGGTCACGGGGTACACTGTTGCTGAGGCGAAGCAGATCGTGGATGCCTTGACGGCATACCTGACTGCTTCGACTGGCGCCCGCGCCACCCAGCTTTTGGGTGGAGAAAACTGACGTGCGTCTCGTTGGTAACGACGACGACACGCTCGAATTTCCACCTGTAACTGTGGTGGAAAATCGGATTCAGTCGCGGACTGCGGTTGACTACCTAGTATGGGCACTGGGCGCTGTCGTAGCGCTTTGGGCCTGTACGATTTTCTTCATCATGGTGATTATTGCCGTGATGAGGTAGTCAGCTTTTGGGGACTTGGGGTGGCTAGGGATCGACTACCGCTGAAAGGCGGGCCGATGAAAAGCCTGATGGTCCTGTGGAAGCAGCTGTCCATTGAATTGGGCAGCTGGTGTCACGTCAGCACCACTCTCGATGCTCGAAAGCTCGAGAGTCGAGTCGAATGTGAGGGTGCATCATTTCTGATGATCACCCTTCCTCGCTTTGGTAAAGACTTCGAAAGATGTCTTGAACAAGGCAAGGTCGAGCGACAGCTTTTCCAAGGTTTTGCCTGGAAAAGTGGTCTCCCCCTATTTCTAGGAGGTTTCCTCGCTCGCGTGTTCGACCGTGATAGTGGAGTGCTGCTTGACGAACCCTGTTTGGATTCCATCCTCGCGATACGACAGCTTACGCTGTTGTTCAAGAAGATCGAACTCCCCGTCAGCGATGACAGGGTAGTTCGCGCCTTACAAGGGTACGTTCAAGTAGAAGAGGAAGTCAAGGCATCCGATTTGATACTCTCTCAAGAGCTCAAGGATGAGTTTCAGAGAGTCGGTGCCCTTCTGTTTGAGGACGTTTTCTCCGAACTAGACCGCGAGGTCTGGGAAGGAGATGTTCTCTTACCGAAGCATGGTCCTGGGTCTACGGCTGATAGGCTTCTCGGAAACGAGAAGTACTACCAAGCAGAGTGGACTCAGCGTTTGGAGAGCGTGTTTCCATTCTTGGATCACGCGCTCCCCAGTTCCCGGTATTACCGGGAAATGGACCATGTTGCCTTCCTGGAGCCTGAGGACGAACGACCCGTGAGGGTCATAACCGTCCCCAAGACTCTGGAAGCCCCAAGGATCATAGCTATCGAGCCAACCTGCATGCAATTCATGCAGCAGGCCATTGCCGATAGTCTGGTCCAGAAACTCGAAAGCCGACGTCTCGCTGTTTACACACGAGATAATGCGGCCTACGGTTTCGTCGGATTCTCCGACCAGAACCCAAACAGGGAAATGGCCAGGATTGGGAGTCGTGACAAGACTCTCGCGACACTCGACATGAGTGAAGCATCCGATAGGGTTTCCAATCAGCATGTAATGCTCCTTCTGCATCGATGGCCTTGGTTATCTGAGGCCGTTCAGGCGGTTAGGAGCACGACGGCTGATGTGCCTGGACATGGGATTATCCCTTTGTCCAAGTACGCGTCTATGGGCTCCGCGTTGTGCTTTCCTATGGAAGCGATGGTCTTTACGACTATCGTTTTCATGGGAATTGCGCATGCGCGCAGCACCCACTTGACTCGCCAGGATATTTTATCCTTGCGAGGTCAGGTGCGCGTCTACGGTGACGATATCATCGTCCCCGTAGAATGCGTCGATTCAGTGATTAGCCACCTTGAAGCTTTCGGGCTCAAGGTGAATGCTAACAAGAGCTTCTGGAATGGGAAATTCCGGGAGTCTTGTGGCGGAGACTACTACGATGGCGAGTGGGTAACTCCCATTCGCGTTCGCAGGATGTTTCCGACTTCACTGAAGCAAGCTCCAGAAGTTGCGTCTGTAGTTTCTCTTAGGAACCAGTTGTATCAAGCTGGTTTCTGGAAAACTGCAGACTGGCTGGACGGACAAATAGAAGGATTGCTACCCTTCTATCCGCCCATTGCACTATCAGCCGCTTGGGAGAGCGACAAAGAAAGTGCAACTGCCAGAAGCAACCTCCTGGGCCGTGTAACGTTTCTCACTGTGGCTGGTGAGAGGCTACACAAGTCATATCACACCCCTCTTGTCAAGGGTTGTTATGTGACTTCGAGGATTCCATCTAGCAAGCTAGATGGGCCTCGGGCTCTGGTGAAGTGGTACCTGAAGAGGGGCGATGAGCCCTTCCAGGACAAGCGACACCTGGAGCGTGCAGGACGTCCCC